ACTTCTACCATTTTTAAATATTTCTCAAGATATACATATTCAGAATTATTTAGGAACAGATTTATATGTTAAAATACAAAATGATATAGTAGGTGGTACACTTGCGGGTAATTATTTATCACTTGTAAATGACTACATTAAACCAATGTTATTGCATTGGTCATTAGTAGAGTATTTACCTTTTGGTTCTGTAAACATTGCAAACGGTGGTATATTTCAAAAGAATCCAGAAAACAGCACCGCAATAACAAAAGAACACGTAGATTATCTTGTTGAGAAAGCTAGGACTACTGCACAGTTTTATACAAACAGATTTATAGATTATATGCAAAGTAATAACAACTTATTTCCAGAGTATTACAGTAACACTAACGAGGATATGTATCCTGATGATGTTGCTAACTTTGGGGGTTGGGTACTATAATAAAAAGATATGGCAAACACAATAGATTGGGGAAAGGCAACACAGAACAATACCAATGGTTTTGGTAAGTATCAAAACACTATTAATGCTGGTATAATATATGCAGATTCATATTCTGGTGAAACCACATTAGTAGGAACAAGTGCAGCGTTCTCATATTCTGCAAGCTCATTTCATCAAGGTGAAGCAGACCCAACACCAACCATTACAGGAACAACAGGCGGTACATTTTCAGCTACTCCTTCAGGTTTAAGTATAAACACTTCTACAGGTACAATAGATTTAGATAATTCTACTATACAATCTTATACTATAACTTATACTGTTAGTGGTGTTTCAGCACAGCAGAGTTTAGCAGTTACTGCTTCTCCATTTGTAGCTAATAACTTTAGTATGCAGTTTGATGGTACAAACTATATTTCTTTAGGTTCTTCTATTGACTTAGGTACTACAAGTAGTATTAGTTTCTGGTTAAGAAATGAAGTATCACAAGATAGGACACTTTTAGGAGAAGATAGTTATGGGGCAGATTATCATATTTTAGGTGGTTATAATCATTTTTTAGTAAGAATAGGAAGCAGTTTTATGGTATTTACAACTGGAACTGTGCCTATTATACCTATCGTTGGTGCTTGGTCACATTTAGTATTCACAAGAGATGGTGATACTGTAACTTGTTATATAAATGGCTCTTCTATAGGAAGTTCAAGCACTTGGACAGGTGGCTCACCTGCAAGCACTACTACTAAATTTGATACTATTGGTGCTAAAAGCAATGCATCAAGTTTTACCATTGGAAAAATGGATGAGCTTGCAGCTTGGAACACAGCACTTTCTTCAGATGCAGTTACAGAGATTTACAATGCAACAGCAAACAACACAGGCAAGGTATTAGATTTAAACACAGATACAGGAAATTATACATCCAGTGCAAACTTACAATACTGGAACAGATTAGGAGATTAAATTATGAGTACAAAATACATAGCATCAAACTGGAGATTACCAAACAAAGCAGGAGTAGATTCTTATTTA